CTCCAGCTCTGGGCCGGCTTTGTAACCGTCGGGGGCAGTCTCGGTGGAGTGGGGAAGAAGATAGTCGACCTTCTTACCTGCCCAGAGAAAACCAGCTGAGGTGGACTTCGGCATGCTATCGACTAAGGGAGTCGTGCAATTGCCAGCGATGGCTGACGTGGAGTCGAGAATGATGTCTTGGGCGAAGTCCTGGACCTTCGTCAGTCGCCTGATGATGTGCTGGACGGTGGCCTCGAGGTGGCTGGTGTTAATCGAGTGAGCCGTCTGAGTCATCTCGCGTAGCGCGTTGGCCTCAGGAGACCGGTAGACGCCATCCACCACGACGGGGCTGAAGATGGGCTTGACAAGCCCACACCAAAACTCCTCAGGGAAATGTTTCTCAAAAGGGGCGCGTAGTGGAGTGTCCACCAGGCTGCTCTTGTGGTTGATGACAGGGATGTTGAGTTTGGCGATTGGCCTGATGCTCCGAAGAGCCTCGTGTGGCCAGTAGAAGAGGTGAGTGTGCGAATCGAAGGGCTCGCAGTTCTCCACAGTCTGCGCAAGATTTGGCGACTCAGTAGAGATGTGGCTCGACATGGGAGTCAAGAGCGTCATCTCGAAGCTCGCGATGCCGTCGGCGATGATCTTCGCCGTAACAGGAGAGAAGACGTTGAGATTGCTATTCAGCTGACCGGCGGTGACGATGCCGGAGATGCTGAGTTGATTCGACCCGAACTGGAGGATAAGTGGGGAACCGCATCTGCCCTGAAAAGCCGGAGTATCGGTGGTACCGACGTGTGCCAAGAACTCGAGATCTCCCGTGTTGGCCGAGTATTTGGCAGAGCAGTAGCGCGTAGCTGTCTGGTCGCACGAAAAGACGTTGTTGTCGTTGTAATAGTAGTTGAGTCCTGTGCGCGACTGAAGCTGAGCATGGGTGTAGTCGACTTTCTGCTCGAAGTACTTCTTGAGGTCAATGACCGGGAGCATGCCTTGAAGGTTTATCATGGCGACGTCTGCGGTCAGCTGTTTGACAATCAGCCTGTCTCCCTTGATCCGCGTGACCATGTTGGCGTTGCAACCGTCTCGGTGCGTGAGGACCTCAAGGCTAGTGGAGGACCTCTCCATCAGATAGAGAGAATGGTACGCTCCTATGAAGAAGGTGCTGCCAACACCGAGCAGCTGCGTGGTGCATTGCTCGAGCCCGGAGGTTATTCTAACCTGGATGAGGTTGCGGTAGATACGCTTTCTGAAAGCGTCCGTACCGGCTGCCGACGATTCGCCAAGGAGGTAATTGGGCTTGTCTGTGTTACGATAGACGTTGCCCATAATCTCGCTGGGAGGGGGTGGTTTGCCCAGTAGATGGGCGGGGACGGATTTATGAGCTCCCGTCTCCGTGAAAACGATGTCGGACTCAGTCTGGAAGTCGTCTTCAGACTTGGCCTTTTCTCTCTCGGCTTTCTTCCGGTATAGCTTCTGCGAAACCGCGTAGAGTCCCAGAGCTGCTGAGACAGAGGCCGCGAAGCGAAAGTTACGGGACTTTGCGAGTCTGGACTCCCGCATGTCGTGAAAAGCTTTGCGAGATTTCTTGCGGATGTAGG